TCCTGCCCGTCCCTGCGTTCTACTTTGGCCCGAAAGACCGTGTCACTCATTTCTGTATCTTGCCTTGTTAATCACAAAATCGTGAATATCTTTAACCTCCTGCATATTCCCTTCCCGGTGCGCCTTGATCAAGTGCTGCCGCATATCCTCGACCAGCCGGCTCTCCTTGGCAATCCTTGCTCCTGTTTCCCTTGCCTGTTTCGCCAAAAAGGGATCAGGGCTCTTGGCTTGTCGCCTTAGATCTCTAAGATCGCCTTCCCGCGAATGCTTTTTGAAATTCGTAATTATTACTACCATATTGCTGTTTCTCTGTTGGCTCTCCCCAGAGAAACAAGGGAGAGCCAAGCAATCTACCAAAAGCTAACCTGCGATTCCGTCTTATGCAGACGTGAACCGACAGGAAATAACCCAGTCGGAGTTAAGCACTTTCGTGGCATAACTGCCGGCCCAAGAAATGACTGATAACCTGCCTGCTGGCGAGTTAGAGTCAGTTGCATTGGGCAGAAGGTATAGCTTCGGCTGGTCTTTCTCCAGGTCGTAACAACCAAAGGCGTTAGCTCCATGAATGAAGGTATAGAACCTTACTACTGTTGAAGCAGCAGTTGAGGTTGCCTCCGTTCCGGAGAACACCAATGGGTTGAGTAAGAACCTGACACCATAGAGTTCGCCCATCTCACCCTTATAGAGTTCCTTCGTATCGGTGTAAGTATGAGCCGCCACCCATGTGGTATCTGCCAAAAGATTGGCTTTGGAGTAAGGCCCAGTCTTAGCCACAAACATTCCATCTGGGTACTTCTGGGCACGGTTGAGTTCCATGGTCTGGACAAGCATCCGAATATCGCAAGCGTCAATGGTGTCACCCGCAGCGAGATTATTAACCGCGTGGTTATTGCCATAGTAGCTCGATCCATTCTGAAGCTCCTCACCAACCAACTTGTTCAAGGTCTCCCCCATGTTCTGCCCCACCACCGCAATCTGCTCCTTCATATTAGCGTCAATGCTAATCGTGGAAGCAAACCGGGAGGTGTAAGTCGTCATACCGAACTCTGACAGAGTCATTGTTACGGTACAAAGATTTAGTGCACAAACAACCGGGTTGGACATTTCCGCAAGCGGGGAAGTTACCACCGTCAAAGGTTGCATCCTGGTGAAGTTGACCGAGCGGCCATTATTCGCCGGATGAGTCCTGATTTGGCCTCCCTCCTTGAGAATAAGCTCGTATTCGGCCCTTGCCAAGAAAACCTTCTCGTAGTAGGTAAAAACCCCGGGCGCCAATGTCCCACTTGAAATGTTGGGGTTGGAAACCCCGTACACTCCTGAACCTACTGTAGCCATTTAATATTTCACGCTTCCTTTCTAGGCAAATCTGCCCATTCGCAAAGTTCTTTTCCTCTCCGGACTTTAATAAACTACGCCGAGTTCGTTTTCTAACTCTGCTATCGTTTTTTCGCTATCCGGCTTTTCTCCCTGCTTAACAGATGTCGGTCTAAGAGCGGTCTCCGATACTTGCTTTGCTAACTTCTCGGTAACCTGCCCGACTTCCTTGGTTACCGCCTTTTCATAGGGTTTCATCAGCTTGTCAACAAACTTTTTTACTGATGCGCTGTACGGATTGGCTTTAACATGAGCCTCTACCGCCTCGGTAACCGAATCGGACAATTCCCTGTTAAAAGATTCACTCTCCGGGTCAAGCGCGGGATAAACCTTAAGAGCCTCTACCGCCTCATCGTTGATTCGGTTAATTGCCTCAAACTGCTTTAGCTTAAGCGTTACCAGACCATCTGCGGTTTTAAGCACATCGGTCTGGTATTGCTCTGGCGATATTTCAGTTCCAGGCTCTACTTGCGGTTGATATGGAGGAAGAAATCCCTCCTGCGGTTCTACTGAACCGGTCAGCTCCGCAAGCCGATCTTTCAATGATTGGGCTTCGGCCTTCGCCTCTTCCCTCTCTTTGACGAGTTCCCTGACCCTTTGGGTATAACCCTTTTTGGGAACTTCCCCTGTTCCCGCTTCCTCACCTTCCAGTTTCGCTTCCCCGACTTCTTCTGTCGGTTCAACCAAGTCAGACTTAGGTTCAACCGCTTCCGGAGTCGGCTCAACGACACCTTCTGGTTCAGCCGCTACCTCAGAGTCTTGCTCTTCTGCCACCGGCGTAGTGTCAAGGGCGTTATCCTCCTCGCCCTTTTCGTTTAGCGCCTTGTCTTGGTGAGCCATTTTCTCACCTCCTGTCTAACACACCGATTTTATGCAGTCGTGCGATGATGCTGCCAAGCCAAATGGCTTGTCCTAGGCGCCGAAAGGGGGTGAGCCCATAAAAGCGCCTAAGATAAACCATCTTTCTTTTTAAGGATCGGCTGTCCCTTATCATTAAGGCCAACCATTATCTTTTCCGTCCCGATCCACACTGCGTGCTGAATTTCGCAACTCTTGCACACAAGATATGTCCCCTGTTGCCGCCACTCGTGATTGCCTTGTGGCAAAAACATAAAATCCGGTTTGTCAAAGTCCAATGTTTCTTCTTCGCCATTTACTCTCTCACTTTCGCTTTTGTTCAATGGCTCTGGCATTCTCAACCGCCTCCTTGGCGTCATTAACCTTGTCCAAGATTTTCCCGATAATCCCTTTCGCCATACTAATCACCACCGTATTCTTGCCGATCTCCTCAAAACTTGCCCCCTGCCCAATCGCCACTCCGTTCGCTTCGTCCAAGTCTCTCGATACATTCTCGATAAATCCTTCCAGTACCGCCCACCCGTCCGTCTCGGCCATCGCCGTCAAGGCAACTTCATCATCTGTCGCCCCCGGCGCCTCTTTCTTTATAGCCAAAGAGGGCAAGCTAAAAAAAACATTATCCGGCTTAATAGCCTGCTTGACCGCCATATCCTCCTTCTCCCGGCCCGCCCAAACCCTCTGGGGCTGGTCCTATCGGCACTTGGTTCATATTTTGCTGTTGCGCTTGTTGTATGGCCATTGCAAGGCGTTGAGCGTCCTGTTGCAAGATCCCCTCGCTCATCTCCTCTTCTGTCTTCTCTACTAGTATCTTGTCCCAATCCTGAATGCCGGAGCTAGACATAACCCGCTTGAACAACTCCCCAAGTTTTACCTGCCAGCCTTCCATATCCAAAACCTGCGCCAGTTGCGGGGTTTCCATAAACATCTGCAGAAGCCTCATCAGGTTCTCCTGTTGCATCTGCTGGTCGAGGGCATAGGTCGAACCGGAAACAATCTCGTAATCGTAAAGAACCGACCCGGACCTCTTCGGCTTGATAGTGAGCCTGCCTGTCTTATCGTCATAGTTTTCTCTGATTTCCTTGTAGCTTCTTTCCAGTTGCTTAATCTCTTCCTCAAACAGCCGAAGCGTGATCGCGCTCGATTGCTTCTTGGAGAGAAGATTAACCATCTTGGTCATCACTTTCTTGAGGAACTGCTCCATATAGAAGCGGTCGGCATTATCGCGGGTGTTCTCCCTCTGCGTCTGCATCGCCAGCGCCTTGGGAGTCTTGCCAAACCCTGCCTCGGTCTGCGCCGTCACGGTAGTGTCAGTTGTGCCGAACATATTAAGAAGCGAGGCATTGGCCACTTGGTAAGTGTTGTTGAAGGTCGCAATCCCCTGCGGCGAAAGCTGAATTGTCTTAGCCGCCTGATCCACATTGCCCCGGCACAACCACTTCTCGGCTGCCCCCCATTTAATAGAAGAATACGAGGCAATCATATCCTTGTTAAGCAGAGTTGGCGGGAAAATAGACATCTTGCAAGCATCAAGGTAAAGATTCCAGATCGAGTTAATAGTCATCTGCATCGTCGCCCCCCGCTCAAAATCCCCCATCCCCATAAAGTCATCCAGCAAGGGGATAGAATACTTGCAGACTACCGGCAGTTCCTCATTGTCGTGCGGATTCTTCTTGTCTCTGAACTCTATATCGGCATCAACAGAAAAATCCACCCACCTGTCCTTCTCAAACTGGGTCCAGACCTCAAAGAAGCCAGCCTTGCGCGCAGAGAGAGCATCGGGATACTGATCCTCCTCCCGCTTCGATTTCGAGGTCGAGTCCCTCGTTTCCTTCGATCCGTCCTTATCCTTTATCTTCTCGATAATCTTCGGCACATTCTTAAAACCATCCCTTTTCGCCAGTCCCTCAAAGTATGATAGTGGCTTCCAGGTGCGCACGATAACATAGTCGCTGTCATCGAGCGACATCGCCCCGACCTGCGGAAAGACATCCCTGATCGGCAAGAGCCACATATCCGGGCCGACATAACCATTGCCTCTCACATCCCAGTCAACCATAGCGAAGAAATTGCCATAGACATTAGAGTAGATGTCAACCATCCGCAGCTTGGTAAGAAAATCGAACTGGGCATTGGCGTTGGGGATAACATACTTATCCAAGAGAAGGTTCTTCAGTTTGGCATCACCAGTATCATTTGTGGAAATTGGCCTAACCTTGCCGGTCGGCAGCTGGGCCATTACCCGGTAGCCGCGCTCCAGCGTCAAGGTGGTCAGCTTGGAGTCGAAGACCTGCGACTTGCTTGATTCGGAGATATAATCGGCTAATTGGTTATGAAAGAGTTGTTCAACCTGGTCCCACAAGTCCCTCTTCAGGCGAAGATAGTCCTCTGCTTTCTTTCTTCTTCCGGCAATTTCGTCTCGCAGTTCCATAAGCACAAAAAAAGGCAGCCGTGGTCTTTCGACCTTGGCTGCCGTAAACCCGCATTAGAGCGGCATTGGCTACCACTTAGCTACCAGTTCAAAATAATATCATTCCCTATCACCCTTGTCAATACCCGCCTTATATCTGATCCGCTTGTTCTTGACGATATTGAGAGAGTTCATCTGGGCGACTCCGTCCCTGATTATTACGTTGAAGGTTATCTGGCCGTACTGCGTCCGGCTGACCTCCGTCTCGATGGCCAGATGCAAAGGTAAATTTCTGTATAGTAATTGTTTGGCGGTAGATTCGAGTGTCGACATTTTCAATTACAGCAAAGTCCGCAATATTCCCCGCATTGACACGGAGAATGAAGGTAAGCAAGCCGTTCTTTTTGGCCTGCACCTCCCTCTCAATGTCAAGGTGGGGCTGGATGTTCTGCTGGCGAATAGATAAATCATATCTCATTTCTAATAAAACCCTTTCTCAAACATCTTGGTATCGTCCGGTAATTCCTCTTCGGCTTTCCCTGTGCCTCCCCGATAACTAACAGCGAAATACCTCAAGGCATCCATAGCGTGATCGTTTGCTTTCTCCGGTATATCCGGCTCG